GATGTCGATAAACAACTTGGTCTTGGCATAGACGATTTTGTAGATGATGTAGAAGAGGCCGAGAGGGTTATCCAAAGCTTGGGTCCCTTGATGAGATGGGGAGCAGCCGAAATACAAGCCGCTATGTTAGCAGAACCACAAGATAAGATTAATTCTGCTAATACTCTTATTCGACTTTCTGCTCAAAAGGAAAGTCCTCCAGCGTTTAAGGAATCCTTTATCGAAGAGGGTGCTTCTACACCGGTTGAAGATTGGCGACAGGCTCGTGAGGAATCCCTCGTAGATCCCATCCCTCAACCTGAAAACCCCATCGAAGGGACAGGTGGTGCTGTAATTGAATCTTGGGGTAGGGGGCGGGCAAAGACTAAGGGTATGGGTTTTGAGCACCTACCCCCAGAGGGTTTTGGAGGAGAGGTCTACAGAAGCCCAAATCTTCCAGCTCCGACCCGTTACACTCCTACACCTCAAGAGGATGTGACCGAAACATGGAGTGGACTAACTAATCCACCACAGGGTGCTTCTCCTTTTGGAGCATCGTATCAAGCCGGTGGACACGTGGGCCGTGGTACGATGGCCGGTGAGCTGGGAGGCCGGGGCGATTTGTCTGTCCGTCAGGCTGGCGAGACGATGCAGGAAAGATGGAAACGGATGCACGGCTATGCCAACGGCGGCTACACTTCCCGTGGAACGGTGGCCGGTGAACTTCCCCGGTATGGGAACATGAGCGTCCGGGAAGAAGGCGAAAGTATGGGCGAGCTGGCAAAGAGGCACCGGGATCAGGACTGGTATAATCGCATGGGCCGAGGGCTGGGAAGCCTTCGTAGAAGGATGGCGTAAATATGGCACCTCCCAATTTACCACGCAGTAATTTCGGAACCGCCTCTCTTGTAGAGCGGAAGAATGAAATCCCTCCTGTGGAACTGGACGAGGACAAGGGTGCCGAGGTCTCGATAGAACAAGAGACGGTCCTGGAAGCACCGGGTCTTAATATTGAAATGGAAGAGGACGGCGGTGTGGTAGTGGACTTTGATCCACGCGCAGAACGTCCGGCTAACGGAGACTTTTCCGCCAATCTTGCAGAAGAAGTCTCCGATTTACTGGAAGAGTACGAAACCAACAAGAATGGGCGTAAGGATTGGGAAGAAGCCTACAGCACGGGGCTGGAATTGCTGGGCTTTAAATACGAAGAGAGAGCACAACCGTTTCGCGGAGCCACCGGGGTAACCCATCCGTTACTGGCAGAAGCCGTCACACAGTTTCAGGCACAGGCTTTCAATGAAATGCTTCCGGCGGGAGGGCCGGTACGGACAGAGGTTATAGGAAAGCCTTCGCCAGAAGTTGAAGATCAGGCGGAGCGTGTTCGACACTTTATGAATTACCAGATTAGCTGTGTAATGAAGGAGTACACTCCTGAGTTCGATCAAATGTTGTTCTACTTACCATTAGCTGGCTCAACATTTAAGAAAGTATACTACGACGATTTTCTGTGCAGGGCTGTGAGTAAGTTTGTTCCAGCCGAACAACTGATCGTACCCTACACTTCGACAGATCTGGAGACAGCGGAGAACGTAACGCATGTAATCCAGATTACCGAAAATGATATCCGCAAGAAACAGGTCTCCGGGTTTTATCGGGATATTGAAATAAAGGAAACCCAGGTTGATCCTTCCGATGTCAAGGAAGAGATGGACAAGATCAGCGGGATTTCCGCCACCTATCTGGATACCGACATCACCTTGCTCGAATGCCATGTGAACTTGGATATAGTTGGTTTTGAGGACACCGGAAACGGAGGAGATGCCACCGGCATCAAACTTCCGTATGTCGTAACCATTTCCGAGAACAACGGAAAAATTCTTAGCATACGAAGGAACTGGCTGGAGGATGATCCGGACAGGAGAAAGCGTCAGGGTTTTACGGTCTTGGTCTCATCCATATGATTGGAGGACTAAGTCGAACGGCGACGGCAGCTCTTCGTCAGCTCATAGATGCCGGAACTCTGTCCAACCTCCCTGCGGGGTTCAAGGCAAGGGGCCTCCGTATACGGAACGATGACGAGCCGCTGTCGCCGGGAGAATTCAGGGACGTGGACGCTCCAGGGGGCGTGATACGGGATGCATTAATGTTGCTTCCCTACAAGGGTGCGGATCAAACCTTATTCCAGTTAATGGGTTTTTGTGTGGACGCGGGACAGAGGTTTGCCTCTGTTTCCAGTTTACAAGTTGGAGATGGGAACCAGCAAGCAGCAGTGGGAACGACCATTGCTCTTCTCGAACAGGGTGCGAAAGTCATGTCGGCTATTCATAAACGGCTGCACTACGCACAAAAGGAAGAGTTCTATCTTCTGTCCTACGTGTTCGCGGATTATCTACCTCCTGAATATCCTTACAACGTAGTGGGTGCCGAACGCACCATCAAAGCCAAAGACTTTGACGACCGCGTGGACGTAATACCGGTATCGGACCCCAATATCGCGTCGATGGCGCAGAGAGTGATTCTGGCACAAACAGAACTGGAACTGGCTCAATCTGCCCCGGATCTGCATAATATGTACGAAGCGTATCGGCGCATGTATCAAGCAATCGGCGTCAAGGACGTAGACGCCGTTCTGAAGCCTAGCGAGGAAGGCGAACCCGTTGCGAAAGATCCGGCATTGGAAAACTCAGACGCTCTGGAAAACATTCCTCTGGTGGTTTTTGAAGGACAGAACCACGACGCTCATATAATGGCGCATCTGGTTTTCGGCTCTTCCACAATGGTTGGGACGATGGCACCCGTAGTGATGTCTCTTCAGAAACACGTAATGGAGCATATTTCCGTCAAAGCCAAAGAACAGGTAGCGGCTCAGATGCAGCAACAAATGGGAGGTCAACCTCCGAATGAACAACAAGTTCTGCAAATTGAGAGCATGGTAGCGGAGTTAATCGCGCAAGGAATGCAGGAAGTAAAAGCAATGAGTGCTCAGATAAGCGGGGGCGGAGAGCAAGACCCCTTAATCGCCCTGAAGGAACAGGATCTTCAGATTCGGGCACAACGAGACGCTAATGAAATGGTAGTTGATCAGGCTCGTTTGGAACTGGATACGAAGAAAGCTAGAAACACTATGTCTCTAGGAAAAGAACGTATTGCTTCTACAGAAGAAATTGCGGCTGCACGTATTAAAGCCGCACGAGAGCGCGAGCTGCTGAAACAGGATTCAAAAGAAACTATTGTCGTAGACCGGGAAAATAGGAGATAATCATGGCTGCTGCGAAAAGAAACCAACCTTCTGTTGGCAAGATCGCCAAAGGAGAGGTTATTAGTGACCAAGGAACGGTTCCATATCATGGACCAAAAGGTGTAGCTACACCCAATACTCTGAAAGGTACTGTAGTAAAGGGTACTCAGAAAGGGGTGGGCGCTGCGCTTCGCGGCACTTCCTATACATATGACTGAGGAGAATTTTTTATGAATGAAGTATCCCATTGGGTAAAAGGACGGTTATCGGAACCGTCTACCTATGCAGCGGCAAGTGTCGCAGCCATAGGTGGTTGGGTGTTGACCGCACAAATGTCTTGGATTTGGGTTGCACTCATTCTGGCAGCAGTAGCTGTGGTAATGCACGAAAAAGCATAGGCAATGGATCTTTATGGAAGTAGAAGTTTCTTTAATCAGAGACTACTGGCAACAGGTCGTGGGTCTTTTGGCTCTGGTAGTGGTCGCCGCGAAGCTTTCTTCCAGCGTCAAAGAACTTCGCAAAGATGTCGATGATATTATTTCCAGAAATACGTTTGTGGAAACAACCAGACTTAGGGCACAAGTAGATATGCATGAAAAACAGATCAGTGCTTTATGGCAATTTACAAATAAGATCAGAGATATGTTTAATGGAGGCTCCAAGTAATGCCTCTTGCAGCTCTTTTACCAAGCCTTCTTCCCGTAGTAGGAGATGTTCTGGATAGGTTTTTCCCGAACAAAGAGGAGAAGGAAAGAGCACAAAGAGAACTAGAGGCAAAACTAACCGAGCACCTTGCTAAAATTGACCTAGCCCAGCTAGAAGTAAACAAACAAGAAGCAAGCCACAGGTCCGTCTTTATTGCAGGATGGCGACCCTTTGTTGGATGGACCTGTGGGCTTTCTCTATTTTATACATATTTAGTACAGCCTATAGCCATGTTCATTTTAGCTCAGACGGGAGATCTGGTTCAGTTACCCCATGTAGATTTAAGCATGATGATGCCTGTTTTGTTAGGGATGCTTGGATTGGGAGGGCTTAGAAGTTTTGAAAAGTATAAGGGTGTAAGTAAATGACAATTAGGGTAGGTAACTATGGATGGTATTCTTCTAGCGGAACATTTGCTGAGAATTATTGAGGAGCGTCATACTAGAATTGTGGAGATGATAACCAGAGGTTCTTTAAAAAACATGGAGGAATACAAACAATTGGTTGGCTCCTTGGAATCTTTGGATTATATAGGAGATTCACTAAGGGAAATCCTGGAAAAGGCAGATTAATGACAGATACAACCGTTTCTATAAAAGAAGCGCCAAAAGGTGAAAGCACCGTTATTTCTTTTGATAAAGCGTACATAAATCCAGAAGAAAAAATCCTAGATCCAGAGAAATTAGATAGCACTTCTCTTGAAAGGTTACCCAAGCCAACCGGGTGGCGTCTTTTAATTCTCCCCTATCGTGGAAAGGGGAAAACGGAGGGAGGAGTTTTTCTTCCCGACCAAACGATAGAAAGAGAATCTATTGCCACGGTATGTGGATATGTTCTTTCTGTTGGGCCTTTGGCGTACAAGGATAAGGAAAAGTTCCCTAGTGGGTCCTGGTGCGTGGAGAAGGATTGGGTCATTTTTGGAAGATATGCGGGTGCTCGTTTTAAGATAGACGGCGGCGAGGTTCGTATCCTAAATGACGATGAAGTAATAGCCGTTATCCAGGACCCTGAAGATATCCTGCACTTTTAACATGGAGAAAACCCATGCCTGAACCAGAACAAAGTTTGGTAGATCTTCCTTCCGAAGGACCACATGTATCAGTAGAGATAGATAAAGACTCTGTTTCTCCTGCTATCCAGGAAGGAACTGTAGAAGAACATGAGGAATATAGCGCCAAAGTTCAAAAACGTATAGATAAGCTGACTAAAAAAGCGCGAGAGGCAGAGCGTCAGCAAAAAGCTGCGATTGAATATGCAAAAAACGTTCAACAGGAAAATACAGCCTTAAAAGGACGTGTGCATAACTTGGATGTGGGATACGTTAGCGAGTACGGAGATCGCATTACCTCTCAGACCGAATCTTTGACTAAAGATTTAGAAACCGCCATAGCGACAAATGATACAAGCCAACAAGTAGAATTAAATAAAAAGCTGGCACAGTTAGCTATTGAAGAAGAGAGAGTACGAGCGGCTAAAGCAGAACAAAAACGCATGGAGCAAGCTCCTGCCCCTGCTGCACAACAAGTTGCACAGCCACAAGCTCCCGTTCGTCCGGACCCCAAAGCCGAGGAATGGGCCACAGAAAATAAATGGTTTGGAGAAAACGATGCCATGACGTTTGCGGCATTCGGCATTCATAAAACATTGGTTGAAGAAGAAGGCTTTGACACTAACTCTCCTGAATATTATGCTGAGATTGACAAAAGAGTTCGAGAAGCTTTTCCACATAAGTTTAATCAAGAAACTGTGGTGGGAGAGACAGTCTCCGTATCAGAAGGTAGACGCCCTCAACAGGCCGTTGCCTCTGCCGTTCGTTCCAGCAATTCTGGACGCAAAACAGTAAAACTCTCTCCTAGTGAAGTTGCAATAGCCAATAAACTTGGAGTGCCACTTAACGAGTACGCGAAATACAAACGCTGATGGAGAACGACATGAACACTGAAAAAGTTGATCGCACTCCCCGCGCTGCTGAGACTAGGGCAACGAAACCCCGCCGTAAACCTTGGCAACCTCCGTCTATGCTAGACGCACCTCCACCCCCTGAAGGTTTTGTTCACCGCTGGATTAGGGCTGAAGTGAGGGGATTTGATGATCGGAAGAATATTTCTGCCCGTATGAGAGAAGGGTGGGAATTGGTCCGAAAAGAAGAATACCCTGAATTTGAAGCTCCTACGATGGATGGCGGTAAATATGAAGGAGTTTTTGGTGTGGGGGGTTTATTATTAGCCCGTATTCCTATGGAAGTTGTTGATGACCGCACAAGTTACTTCCAGCGACAAAATAAGGAAGCAATGCAAGCAGTCGATAATGACTTAATGAAGGAAACGCAACATCATTCGATGGCTATTCAGAAGCCTGAACGTCAATCGCGTGTTACGTTTGGTGGTCCTAAGTCAGAGACTTAGGGGTACTGTTTTAATTCACAATTGCTTTAAGGAGCAAATGGTATGGCTAATCTCAATGGATCGTGGGGTTTGAGACCTATCGCTAAGATGGGTCAGAACTCCAATTCCACTGGTGTTAGTGGCTACACACAATATGAAATTGCCAATGGCAATACGAACGCCCTTTATCAAGGTCAACCTGTTATTCCCCTGAGTACGGGGTTTATAGATCTAACAGGTAATGCCGCCGGAGGGACTGTTGGTTTGCTTGGCGCTTTCATGGGTTGTGAATATGTCAATAGCACTACTGGAAAACCCACATGGTCGCAGTATTGGCCCGGTTCTGGGGCTGATAGCAATCATCCAATAAAGGCTTTTGTTGCGGATGACCCAATGCAAATCTTTACGATTGCTACAGATGCTACGTGGACAACTAAAGCAACGGCTAGGGCCGGTGTATTTGCAAACGCAGACTTTGCCACAGCTACTAGTGGTAGTACTACTACTGGTATGTCTTCCGGTACGTTGGCTGTTTCTACAATCAACACCACCAACACCTTGAATATGAGGGTATTGGGATGGGTTGATGACGCATCCAACCAGGATTTCTCTGCTGCTGGTATTGGCGTTTTGGTTCGGTTGAACAATCACTTTAACAGCGCAAATGGTGCGGCTGCGGGTGGTACTGTTTCAACCACTGGCATATAGGAGGGCTGACGAATGACTATTAGTAGAGCACAACTAGTCAAAGAGTTGGAACCCGGCCTTAATGCCTTGTTTGGTTTGGAATATGACCAATACGGAAGAGAGTACGAAGATATCTTCAATATGGAGAACTCTGATCGTGCTTTTGAAGAAGAGGTTATGTTAAGTGATGGAGAACTCTGATCGTGCTTTTGAAGAAGAGGTTATGTTAAGTGGCTTTGGTTCTGCACCAACTAAGAGTGAAGGCAGCGCCGTTACTTATGACGACGCACAAGAAGTCTACACTGCTCGTTATACAATGGAGACAATTGCACTTGCATTCTCCATTACTGAAGAGGCAATCGAAGATAATCTTTATGATCGATTGGCTGGTCGGTATACACGGGCGTTGGCAAGAAGCATGAGCCAGACCAAAGAGGTCAAAGGCGCAGCGGTTCTTAATAATGCATTTGACAGCACCTATACGGGTGGTGATGGGCTGGAACTTTGTTCCACGGCTCATACACTAGCTAACGGTAACACTTTCCGGAACGAGCTTTCGACAGCCGCCGATTTGAATGAGACCAGTTTAGAACAGGCTCTCATTGATGTCGCAGGATTTGTCGATGAGCGCGGTCTGAAAGTTGCTGTGAAAGGTATGAAACTGATAATTCCAAAGGAACTTCAGTTTACTACGGATCGTTTACTTGAATCGACGCTTCGTCCTGGGACAGCGGACAACGACATCAATGCTCTTCGGAACATGGGAATGGTTCCGGAGGGTTATGCCGTTAACCACTATCTAACGGATACCGATGCTTGGTTCATCAAAACGGATGCTCCAAATGGAGTTAAAGGATTTAATCGGACTCCGATTAGAACTTCCATGGAAGGCGATTTCGACACCGGAAATGTGAGGTACAAGGCTCGCGAACGCTATGCGTTTGGCTGGTCTGATCCTCGCGGTATCTTTGGTTCACCTGGAGCGTAATGAAATGCGGGGAAGGGGTTAG